GTCCGTAACAAACCGCCGATTGGGAAGCCTTCCAAGGTGGATATTAACTACAAGGGAAAAGTGCTTAAAAATTCAGCGGAGGTGTTTCCGGTCGGTAGCGACACGATCAAAACAACGCTGTTTGGCCGGATGAAGCACAACGAGCCGGGGCCGGGTTACATCCACTTTCATGCCGAGGCTGGTCTGGAGTACTTCAAACAATTGACGGCTGAACGGCAGGTGGTGCGGTACGTCAAGGGATTTGCCATTCGCGAATGGAAGAAGAAGGCAGGTGATCGCAACGAAGCGCTGGATTGTTTTGTGTATTCGTTTGCGGCCTTGAATTATTTGTACATGCGATTTAACCGGACCACGATATTTGAGCAGTTTGCGCGTAAGCTTGACGCTGAGCCTGTCAAGGCTAAAAAATCAGAGCCAATACCGATAGAATCCACCTATCGGCCACAACGACAGCGTAGGGCCCGCGCCTCTTCATCATTCGTAACAAACTGGTGACCATCCTTGTTCCAGAACTGATTTACGCCGGGGACACGGTTGTTTTTGACGTGCCCGAGTTCACGGATGCGATCGGCACCACCATTTCCAGTGGCACCTACACGTTGAAGTGGTACGCCAGAACCAATACAGCATCTGAAGGCACCACAATTACTGCTGCCGCCCAAAGCACCGGCTGGCGGGTAACGGTGCCAGCAGCCACAACTTTGGCCTTTGATGCTGGGTTGTGGACGTGGCAGGCAATCGCTTCTTATTCCACGTCGCAGTACACCGCAGGTCGCGGCCAGTTCACCGTCAAAGCAAGCGCGGCTTACACCGGTACACCGGGTGCGTTTGATGATCGTTCCCGCGCTGAGATCGACCTTGGCTTTGTGGAGGCCGCCATTCGCACCTTGGCGCAGGGTGGTGCGGTCCAGGAATACACAATTGGCAACCGCAGCCTCAAGCGTTACAAGATGCCTGAGCTGTTGCAATTGCGTGATGTGCTCAAGGCTGAAGTTGACAGAGAGCGAAGAGCTGAAAAGATTAGGCAGGGACTCGGCAACCCTGGAGTCGCTCGCGTGAGGTTCACCTAATGGCTTTCTTTGGTTTCGGTCGCGTCTCCAGCGTCCAGAAAGATCTACGCAAGGCGCAAGAGCGCAACGCAAATCTCAAGCGTGCATATGCAGCCGTTGCAAGCAATCGACTTACATCTGATTGGATCAGTCTTGGCACAAGTGCCGACAGTGAAATCAAAAATAGCCTCAGGCTGCTTCGAAATCGCGCTCGCCAGCTGGTTCGTGATTCTGACTTTGCCAAGGCGGCGTTGAGAGCTGTTCGCAACAACGTGGTTGGCACGGGCATCAAGCACCAAGCGCAGGTGCAATTCCAGCGTGGCGGCAAGCTTGATGATCGGATCAACCGGTTGATTGAAAAGCAATGGGACGAATGGACGTGTGCTGACACCTGCCACGTTGCTGGCCAACTGAGCTGGCAGGACATCCAGCGGCTGTCGATCACATCCATGATTGAATCAGGCGAAGTTTTTATTCGTCTGGTCAACCAAACCTTTGGTGACAGCAAGGTTCCGCTTGGTCTTGAGGTGCTTGAGGCTGATCTGCTTGATGACGATTACACCGGCATCGAAGCAAACGGCAACCGCGTCCGCATGGGCGTTGAAATTAACGAGTGGGGCCGTCCAGTTGCTTATCACTTCCTGCGCACCCACCCTGGTGACTACCAATTCATTGGCACTGCGGCTGTAGTCAAGAGGCGACAACGCATCCCTGCAAAAGATGTCATCCACCTGTATTCCATTGAGCGCCCCGGCCAGACTCGTGGCGTCACAGGATTTGCCTCAGCAATCATGCGTCTTCGCAACCTGAGTGGTTACGAGGAAGCTGAGATTGTGGCTGCACGGGCATCGTCAGCAATGATGGCGTTTGTGCGCACGCCAGACCAAGAGCTGTTTGAGGACGGCAAGTTTCAGGATGATTCCGTTCTTGATTTCTCGCCTGGGTCAATCCGTCGTTTGGCACCTGGGGAGGAGATGCAATTCTTCTCGCCCAACCGCCCAGATGATGCGTTTACGCCTTTTGTGGCGCAGATGTTGCGGGCAGTCGCTTCGGGTGTTGGCTGCTCCTACACCCAAGTCAGTTCTGACTTCAGCAAAAGTAACTACAGTTCTTCACGGCTTGAGCTGCTGGAAACGCGGACGCATTACAAAACTTTGCAGCAGTATTTGGTTGAAGCATTGTGTGAGCGCGTCTACGAGCGTTGGTTGGAAATGGCTGTTATGGCAGGCGTGTTGAATCTGCCTGGCTACGAGATCGACCCTGAACGTTATGAAGAGTCCAAGTGGATTCCCCCTGCCGCTCAATTTGTGGACCCACAGAAAGAAGCCGATGCTTACAAGTCATTGATCCGCAACGGGATTATGACCCTTTCGCAAGTCATCGCCCTACATGGCGGTGATTTTGAGGAGCAAATGCGGCAACGGGCGCATGAGCTGGCGTTGGCCGATGAGCTTGGCATTGTGCTTGATAGTGATCCCAGTCAGGTCAGTGGATCTGGCATACAACAGCCGCAAATGGTGGAAGATACCGCTGAACCCGATAATCTGGAAGAAGATGAGGTTGAGGAACTGGATTCGTGAGCAGGTATTTTCGAGAGCTTGCCAAACGCGCAAAGGTAGGCGATACCGAAATCAACCTGATGCCAACCGATGGCATGAGGACTGAAGCGCAACGCTACAAAGATTGGAAAGCGGACGGCAAAGCAGGCGGCACGGACGTTGCCGCTAGTCGGGCCAACCAGATCTTGTCTGGCGAAGAGTTGTCGCCTGATGTTGCAATCGAAATGAACGCATGGTTTGCTCGCCATGAGGTTGACAAAAAAGGCAAAGGGTTTACTCCTGGTGACAACTACCCGTCCCCTGGTCGGGTAGCATGGGCGGCATGGGGCGGAGACGCCGGACAATCGTGGAGCGCCATGAAATCATCTGCCATTAAAAAAGCACAAGACCGTTCAATTCAAGACGTTGTCGAGGAGGCTGACGTCGAAGTAATTGAACGCGCCGAACCCGGCAGCTTGCAGGTTGGTAATTTTGTGGAATGGGACAGCAGTGGCGGAATGGCACGAGGAAAAATTACCCGCGTCATTAAAGAAGGATCAGTAGATGTCCCTGATTCTTCTTTTACCATCAATGCAACAGAGGAAGACCCAGCTGCGTTGATTCAAGTTTACCGGGAAAATGATGGTGGCTATGAAGAGACTGACACAATTGTTGGTCACAGATTTTCAACCCTTACCAAAATTGCAGCGTTACGCTTTTTAGAAGGCAAGACCCTGAGCAGATCAACAAACACTCAGTTTGCTGAAGGGGATGATCGACGTGTGGTATTTCCTTTTGCCTCTGAGGCACCGGTTGAGCGTTATTTCGGCATGGAAGTGCTGAGCATGGATGAGAGCGCCATGGACCTCAGCCGCCTGAACGATGGCGCCCCACTGCTGTTCCAGCATGATCCTGACCGGATCGTTGGCGTTGTAGAGCGTGCCTACATCAAGGACAAGCGCGGCTATGCCGAGGTCAAGATGGCCAACAACGACCTTGGCCGTGAAATGCAGGAATTGATTAAAGACGGCATTCTCCGCAATGTCAGCTTTGGTTACAGGATTAACTCGATGGAAACAGACAACAGCACTGACCCAATCACGTACCGCGCTACGTCATACCAACCGTTTGAAATTTCGCTGGTGACCGTGCCCGCTGATCAATCAGTAGGCATAGGTCGAACTCTTACTATTAGTGAGAGTTCAACTACGGCCTCAGCCGTGACCAATTCACCCCTCTCGGAGTCAACACCCGTGGAACCCACCTTCGACATGGAGGCGATCCGCGCTGAGGCCGCACAGGCCAAGGCAAAGGAGCTTTCAGAAATGATTGCCCTAGGCAATCGCACCAACAACAGCGACATGGCCCAGGAGTTCATCACGAATTCCCGTGGTCTTGATGAGCTGCGCACTGCACTTCTTGAAAAAATGAGCACTCCCGCCCAGCCTGTGGACACCACAGTCGCCGATATCGGCCTTTCCAAAGAGGAGACCCGGTCTTTCTCTTTCCTTCGCGCCATCAACTACCTGGCCAACCCTGCTGATCGCCAAGCGCGTGAAGCTGCTGGCTTTGAAATTGAAGCTTCCGAAGCTGCTGCCGCCAAGCTTGGCCGTCAGAGCCGTGGCATCACGATCCCCCAGGAAGTGCTTCGCCGCGACCTGAGCGTTGGCGTAGCTACCGCCGGTGGCAACTTGGTCGCTACCGAGCTGGATTCTGCTTCTTTCATCGATCTGCTTCGCAACGCTTCCGCCCTTGATCAGGCTGGCGCCACCGTGCTGACCGGTTTGGTTGGCAACGTTGCAATTCCGCGCCAGTCGGGCGCCGGGACTGGCTACTGGGTGTCGGAGGCAGGTGCTCCTAGCGAGAGCCAGCAGACCGTGGATCAGGTCAGCCTGACTCCTAAGACGGTTGCTGCTTTCACTGATTACAGCCGCCGCTTGATGCTTCAGTCTTCGATCGACATCGAGAACATGGTTCGCCGTGATCTTGCTGCCGTCCTTGCTCTGAGGATTGACTTGGCGGGTCTTTATGGCACCGGTTCCAACAGTGAGCCTTTGGGTCTGAAGAACACCACCGGAATCGGCACTGAAGACTTCGCCGCTGATGCTCCTACCTTCGCTGAGGTGGTTGCAATGGAATCTGACGTTGCCGCTGCCAACGCTCTGCTCGGTTCGCCTGTTTATCTGATGAACGCTGCCATGCGCGGCAATCTGAAGACCACGAAGAAGGACGCTGGCTCTGGCATCTTCATCATGGAGAACGGTGAGGTCAACGGTTACCGCGGCGTGCTGTCCAACCAAGTGGCATCGAATGATCTCTGGTTCGGTAACTTCGCCGACCTGATCATCGGTTACTGGTCTGGTCTGGACATTATGGTGGACCCCTACACCAACAGCACCAGCGGCACCGTTCGCGTGGTTGCAATGCAGGACGTTGACGTGGCCATCCGTCACCCTGAATCCTTCAGCCGCGGTAACAACACCCTCTGATCATGAAGATCCGCATCCTTAGGCAAACAATGGCCGGCGGTTGCGTGGTTCGTATGGGGGATGTCATTGAGGCATCCCTTGACGACGCCAGACTTCTGATTGGTATTGGTAAGGCTGAACAAGTTATTCAGGCTCCGGTTGAAGAGCCAATTAAGACCACACCTACACCTTCCAAACGGAGGAAACCACAATGACCGTCCTTAACCTTGGGACCAAAACAACCCAAATTGCTCTGTTCCCTACTGCCGTTGGTGCTTCTACCACCACTGGTAGCGCCATTGATTTGCAAGGCTACGAAGGCGACATGGTTGTTCTTCTTGACGCTGCTGCCGGTGGCGCCAGCATCACCTTTGCTGTCAAGCTGACTAGCTCTGACACAACTGGTGGCACTTACACCGATGTGACCGGCGGTGGTTTTACGACCACAACGGCCAACACTGCTTCCCGCCAGAAGCTGTATGTCAATGTCACCGACATTAAGCGTTTCGTCAAAATCTCGCTGACTGTTGCTGGTGGTACTGGTACAGGCGCTCTGTCTGTTCAAGGTCTGGCTTCTGCCAAGTACGGCTAATCGCCATGGCGTTGACTGAAGATCTAGGAATGTTCCTTGCTGATTTTGGCGTCACCTGCGTGGCTGGCGCCGTAACAGCAAATGGAATTCTGGATACTCCCAGCCAGGTGATCAGCGATGGGATGGTCTTAACGACTGACTACACGCTGACCGCTAGATCTTCAGATTTTGGTAGTCTCGTTCGCGGTGGTTCAATCACTGTGGGCGGGACTGCTTTTACTGTTCGGGAGACAATGTTGATTGACGACGGAGCTTTTGTTCAAATTGCACTGCAAAAGACATGAGCGCAACATTAAATACAAATAGCCGCGCTGATTGGGCAAGCATTAACCCAGTACTTGCGCAGGGTGAAGCTGGGTATGAATTGGAACTGGGAAATTTAAAAATTGGGGACGGGCGCAAGGCTTGGAATAGCTTGCCGTATCATGGTTCGCCTGGGCACTGGGGATCGTTTTATGACACAACTTCCCAGACTGCCACTGCAAATACTCCAACGGCCATCAAGTTACGGTCAACTGATGCCTTAAGCCGGGGCATCCGAATTGAATCAGAATCGCGCATAACGTTTGAGCGGACTGGCGTTTACAGCATTATTTATTCAATTCAATTTAGTAACACAGGATCTAGTATCCACGATTCAGATATATGGTTGCGAAAAAACGGCGGCGGCACTGCTGGCAATTTGACAAATACTAATACACGTTTTAGTGTAATTGCAAAACATGGAAGCATTGAAGGCAATATTGTTGGCACGGTAAATTACGTTTTGGTTGTTGAGGTTAATGATTACTTGGAATTGATCTGGGCAACTTCAAGCGCTGAAGCATATATTCATGCAGAAGGCGTTCAAACAAGTCCCTTCGCTCATCCAGGCATTCCAGGCATTATCTGCACAGCCACTCAAGTTGCTTCCGCATAACCATGGCCGATACACGCCGCGAATTGATCCTGAGCCGCATCAAGACGAACCTTGATGCCATCACGGGTGCAACCGTTTACCGCAGTCGCGTGGAGCCGCTGTCACGTTCCGAGGTGCCAGCCGTCATTGTCGAACCGGTCAACGACAGTCCAGTCGGCACCAATTTTTACGACAAGCTTGACTGGACGATGCGGGTGCGGGTCACCACGTTTGTTCGGGCCGCTACGCCAGA